TAACTTAGACATAAGCGATATTATGGAAGAAGCTTATGACCTTTGTGGTTTAGAGTTACGCTCAGGCTATAGCTTTAGAGGTGCTAAAAGAGCACTTAATTTAGTATTTTTAGAATGGCAAAATAAAGGTTTAAATCTTTGGACTATAGAACAAGGTACAGCTTCTGTTATACAAGGCACTAGTAGTTATACTATAGCTACATCTGCATTAGATGTTGTTGATGTATTCCTAAGAACTAATGCTGGAGATGTAACTAAACAGTTTGACCAAAGACTAAATAGAATATCTAAAACAGAATATAACCATCAATCTAATAAATTGCTTCAAGCAAAACCTACACAGTTTTATGTGGATAAGGGAACTGATGGTATACAAATAGTTTTATGGTCAACGCCTGATACTTCTTATACTTTAGTTTATGACTACATACAAAGAATTGAGGATACAGGAAATGTTGCAAGCAATAATGTAGATGTACCTTCAAGATATCTACCTTGTTTAACTTATGCCTTAGCATATAACATAGCTTGTAAATCACCTGAAGCTCAACAAAGAGTTCCTATGATTAAACAAAGATATGATGAGTTATGGAAAGATGTAAGTGATGCTGATAGAGAAAGAGCATCTGTTAGATTTGTTCCTGACTTAGGGACTTATGGTTATTAACCATGGCTTATGCAAGAGCAAGTAAAGCTTTAGGTCAATGTGATAGATGTGGTTTTACATTTAAACTAAATTTTCTAAGATACGAAATAGAAGATAGCAAACGAAATGGTATGAGAGTTTGCAATGAATGTTTTGATGAAGACCATCCACAATTAAAATTAGGCGAACTAAATGTTAGTGACCCACAAAGTTTATTTAATGCTAGACCTGATGGAGGAGAAGTAGAATCTACAACATATTATTCATTTAATCCTGTAGGTGGAGGAGTAGCACAATTTGGTTCTAGTACAATGGGTTTAAATATAAAAGGGCAAATAGGAACAGTTAAAGTGAGTACATCATGAGTTTTACATTTACAACATTAAAATCTGCTATACAAGATTACACACAAAATACTGAAGCAACCTTTGTTGCTGATTTACCGACATTTATTGTACAAGCTGAAGATAGAATTATTAAATCTGTAGAGCTACCAAATTTTAGAAAAAATGTTACAGGTGCTGTAACTATAAATACACAATACTTAAAAACTCCAACTGATTATTTATATCCATATTCTTTAGCTGTAATAGATAGTGATGGTAATCATAATTATTTATTAAACAAAGATGTTAATTATATAAGAGAAGCATATCCAACAGCAGGAACAACAGGATTGCCAAAAGTATATGCACAGTTTGATGATGATAGTTTTATCTTAGGACCAACTCCAAGTGCTGCTTTTTCAATAGAATTACATTATTTTTATACACCACAGTCAATTACTGAATCAGCAGATGGAACAACATGGCTAGGAACAAACGCATCAGAAGCATTACTTTATGCTTGTTTATGTGAAGCCTATACCTTTATGAAAGGTGAGCCAGATGTTTTAAATAACTACGAAAAAAGATTTCAAGAAGCATTACAAAGACTTACACTACAATCAGATGGTTATAATCGTAAAGATGCTTACAGAGATGGACAAAGGAAAATAAATGTTTAGTGTAGATGTAGAGAGTACAATAGGAAGTGTAGAAGTAAAAACTACACAAAATGAAGGCTTTAAGCCTGAATATTGGACTGAAAGAATAATGGAAAGGCTAGTTTCTGTTAGTGAAAATGCAGACCCTATGGTTAAAGCACAGGCTGAAGCATTTAAAGATACTATACAAACAGTTGTTTTATTATATATGAAACAAGCTATAGCAAGTGATAGAGCTACTGTAGCAGGATTATTAGAAAAACAAGGTCATAAAGAAATGGCTAATATCATTAGGAGACTATAATGGCGATATCACAAGCAATGGCAACAAGCTTTAAAAAAGAGCTACTTGAAGGAAAACACAATTTTTTAGCTTCAGGAGGCAATAGTTTTAAATTAGCTTTGTATACAAGTTCTGCATCTTTAGGTGCTACTACTACTGCATACTCAAGTACAAACGAAGCTAGTGGTACTAACTACACAGCTACAGGTTCAGCATTAACTAATGTTAATCCTGCGACTTCAGGAACTACAGCGTTTACAGATTTTGCTGACTTAACATTTAGTAATGCTACTATTACAGCTAATGGGTGTCTTATCTATAATGATACAAATAGCGATAGAGCAGTTTGTGTTTTAGCATTTGGCGGAGATAAAACTTCTACAGCAGGAGATTTTACAATTCAATTTCCAGCAGCAGACGCTTCAAATGCTATCATAAGAATAGCATAGGAGCTTAAGTGGCAACTGGTTGGGGTAGAAGCACCTGGGGTTCTGACGTCTGGGGTGCTACTTCTGTAGATGTTGATGTTACAGGTAATGCAGGAACTTCCGCATTAGGTAATGAAACTGTTACTGCAGCAGCAAATATAGCAGCTACAGGAAATGTAGGAACTACAGCATTAGATGATGGTACTGCAGTACAAGCAGCAGCCGTTACAGGTGTTACAGCAGTTGCTTCAGCTAGTGAATTAGGAGATGAATCTGTATCTTGTGCTGCGAATGTAGCTGTTACAGGATTTGGATTAACTTCTTCTTTAGGTTTAGAATCTTTAATAACTAATAATAATTTAAGCCCTACAGGATTAGTAGGCACAACAACGCTAAATAGCGTTACTCCAAAAGCAAATGCAGACATAATAGTTACAGAAGGATTTGAAATAGTTTCAGGGACTATATTGACAGTTAATGTTTGGGGTCAAGATGCACAAAATTTAACAGCAACCTATACACCAATCCCAGTAAGTCAATCACCAAACTATACTGAGATTACTTTATAAATGATATATAATTTTAACGAGGACATAATATGGCAAGTACATATGTAAACAATTTAAGACTAAACGAAATGGCTACTGGTGATGCTAGTGGTACATGGGGAACAACTACTAATACAAACTTGGAGTTGGTTGGTCAAGCTTTAGGGTATGGCACAGAAAGTATAACAACCAATGCTAATACACACACATCAACAGTTGCAGACGGAGCAGCAGATGAAGCTAGAGCGATGTATATCAAATACACAGGCACACTTGATTCAGCTTGTACTATTACTATTGGTCCTAATACCTTAAAAAGAGTACACATTATTGAGAACGCTACTTCTGGTTCTCAAAACATAATTATTAAACAAGGCTCTGGAGCAACAGTAACTATAGGTAATGGAAATGTTAGTGCTGTTTATTTAGACGGAGCAGGTTCTGGAGCAGCAGTAGTAAATGCTTTTACTGATTTAGAAACAGCAGGAACAATTACTGTAGCTGGAAACTTAATAGCTTCAGCAGATGCAACAGTCGGTGATGATTTAAGTTTAGTTTCAGACGCAGCCGTTCTAGGCTTTGGTGCTGATACAGATGTAACTCTTACTCATGTTGCAGATACAGGTTTACTATTAAATAGTTCTAGACAATTACAATTCGGTGATTCAGGAACTTATATACATCAATCAGCAGATGGTACTTTAGATTTAGTTGCTGATACTGAAATAGAAATAAACGCTACTACTATAGACATGAATGGTGCACTAAACCTTTCAGGTAATGCTTTAGTAAGTGGTGAAGTACAAACAGCTAACATAGGCTACACAGATGGCGACAACGCTATAACGATTGCTGATGGTGGTGGTATTACCGCAGCTAATGGTATTACTTCTACCGCAGCTTCTAATACTTTTGGAGCTACATCATTTAATGATGCCGATATTACAAATGTAGGCTCTATAGCTTTAGATACCATAATTAATGATGGGACAAATATTACTTTAGATTCTGGAGCACAAATTATTTTAGATGGAGCAGATGATGGAACTATTCAACTCCATGATGCTGGGACTAAGTATGCTGATATTTACTCAACATCAGGTGATTTTTATATAAAGTCTACACAATCTGACAAAGATATTAAATTCCAAGGTAATGACGGCGGTACAGGATTTACAGCCCTTACCCTAGATATGTCAGATGCGGGTGCAGCTACTTTTAATGGCAAAATTACTGCTAATGCAGGTATAGACATTGATAACTTTAACATTGATGGAACTACATTAGCTTTATCAAGTGGAGATATGACGCTAGATGTTGCAGGAAACATACAACTAGATGCCGATGATAATGGAGAGGTTAGGTTTTTAGATGGTGGTACTCAATTCGCTACAGTTAAAAAAGATGGAAACAACGCACTTTTCCAATCTATAGTAGCTGATGGCGATTTTGTAATACAAGGTATTGATGGCTCATCTTTTATTTCTGCTCTTACCTTTGATATGTCAAATGCAGGTGCAGCTACTTTTAATTCTGCTGTGACGGCAACAGCAGTTACAGTAAATGGTCAGTTAAATGTTACTAATTCTAATAGCAATACAATCTCTTGTCCGCAAGTTGCCACGCAATTTGACACTAGTTCGTTTATGAGATTCCACCCTTCAGCAACTACGGATAGTAATGGTTACACCAATATAATCTTTGGGACCAGTACCTCTAATAATTTTGGTGTTGCTATTGGTGGTTTAAGAGAGGGAGATGATGGTACACCTACTTTTACCGTAAGAATGCTTAACGACAGTATTGCAGGCACTCTCGCTCTTAAATTAACCAATGCGGGTGACCTTACTATTCCTGGCTCAAGTCAAGGTTCTTGTACCTTGGATGTTGGAAGAACAGGAACAAGTGGACAAGGTGCGGCAATTCTTAATTTAAAAAGCCAAAATGCTTCTGAGCTTAATTTCTTCGATGTTGGTACTAATACTATGAGATTATTTTCTCATAGTGTTAATACAAGGTGGAAAGATGTGCCTAATAGTGATGACTCTATTCAGTTTGAAGCAGCGGGAAACATTGATATTGATGGTGCGTATTTAACAGGTGGTTTTGACTACGCTGAGTATTTTGAATCAACAGACGGAACTGCAATACCAGTAGGCACAAGTGTAGTTCTGGTAAATGAAAAAGTAAGAGCTGCTACAAGTGGAGAACAACCTTTAGGGGTAGTTAGACCAGGTTCAGATGGTACTTCTGTAGTTGGTGGTTCGGCTGGACTAAGATGGGCAGGTAAATATTTAAAAGATGATTATGATGCTTACCTATACGATACAGTAGATTATTGGACTTGGAAAGATGTTGGTGATACCAATAATACTGGGGATGAAGACCAACAATGTTGGTCTGATAGAGTTCCTGAAGGTTGGGTAGTTCCTTCTGATAAGACAGTTACCTCAATGCAGAGAAAAAGACTTAACCCAGACTTTGTTGAAAACTTAGACTCTGATGGCGAACAAATCTATGTAAATAGAGAATCAAGAGATGAATGGAATTGTATAGGATTATTAGGACAAGTTCCAATAACAAAAGGACAGGTCACTAATAGTAATTGGACAAAATTAAAAGATAGAAGTGCCTCAGTAGAACTGTGGTTTATTAAATAAAAACACGGGAGAAATAAAATGGCAGTAACAGCGTGGGGAGTACCTTGGTAATTAGAATAGATTTATAAACCAACCACACCGACAAGTGTGCATAAAACCATAGGAGAAGCATGGATAATAATAAAAAAACTGAAAATGAACCTAAAGCTATA